TACTGGTCAATTCATTACTGTTACTGGTATTCCTAGTTCCGGTAAGAGCGATTTCGTCGATCAAATGGTTGTCGGATATAATAATAACTACGGATGGAAAACAGCGTTTGCGTCGCCAGAAAATCAACCAACTTATCTACACGCTCATAAATTAATGCGTAAGACTTGGCAAGGTATGCCAACTAAAGAAGATATTGGTGGTGATAGATGGAATCAAATAGCGGATCACTGTAATAGTAATTACTTTCACATTGATATGGAACGTTATACTCTAGAATCAGTACTTAGAAAAGGTGCTGAGCTAGTTAAACGTAAAGGTATTAAATGTTTAGTGATTGATCCCTTTAATAAAGTTAGAGATGTAGATGCTAAGACTGAAGATGTAAATAGATATACTATGGAGTACTTAAGCAAGATTGAAATCTTTGCTAAAAAGTATGATGTATTAGTATTTATTGTTGCTCACCCTACTAAAATGTATAAGAATCAAAGTGGTCAAATTGATGAACCTACTATGTATTCCATTAAAGGCGGAGGGGAATGGTATGATGCATCTTATCACGGTATATTGGTTCATAGAAATTACGATGATAATACTGTTAAAGCTAAAGTGCTTAAGGTTAAGTTTCAAAACTTAGGTACTAATCAAGCTGAAGCCCATTTTAAATGGGATCCAAAATCAGGTTGTTTTATACCTCACGAGCAAGTTAACTTGGCTGGTGAAAAAATGCCTTGGGAATAGATGCCTAGTATATATGGAAAGCATACTAAATTTATGCCGCCGTATGCAAGAAGTGAAGAAGAAGATAAGTGGTATAAGTATTGTGTTAGAAACAATATAAGAATATCACCTTATGGTATACAAAATGATACTGATCACTGGCATATAGCTATTAGTTTAGGGGCTTATACAAAATGGGAAAAGCCTAACTTATCGCCCAGTAAGTATTGTAGAAATACAATTTGGCCGGAATACTATAAAATGTGCAAATACTATTATGATAAATATAGAAAATGAATACAAAAGACTTATATCAGAAATACTCGACAGAGGATTGGATAAAGAAGATCGAACAGGCACAGGGACGAAGTCTGTCTTCGGAAGAACGATTAAACACGATATGTCACTGGGCTTCCCTATACTTACAGGAAAGAAGATAAGCTTTAACGCCGCAAGAACCGAATTACTTTGGATATTAAATGGTAGAACTGATTTAAAATATCTTGAAGATAACGGTGTTAAATATTGGCGACCAGATTATGAACGCTCAAGCAGAACTGATGAAACGTTAGGTCCTGTATATGGAAAACAATGGCGCGATTTTAATGGCGTAGATCAGCTCAAAAATCTTGTGTATAGCATCAATACTAATCCAGATTCTAGACGCCTTATAGTTAGTGCATGGGCTCCACACGAGCTAGATGATATGGCGTTGCCTCCTTGTCATTATGCTTTTCAAGTTTATATCAATAATGGTGTTATGGATTTAATGTGGCAACAGCGATCTGCCGATGTTTTCTTAGGTTTGCCTTACGATATTACAATGTACGGTTTACTATTAGAAATGTTAGCTAAAGGGGCTGGGTTAAAAGCCGGGCAATTGATTGGTCAACTTGGCGATTGCCATTTATATAACAATCATTTAGAACAAGCTAAAGAATATAGGGACCGTCCTAGAAGAGCAATGCCTAGTATAACATTAGAAGAGGGTATTAGAATATCTAAAAAGATGGATGCTTATGGTAAGTTAATAATTCCAGAAAAAAGTGAAATTAAATTAAATAACTACAATCCTTATGCTGCAATTAAAGCAGAACTAAGTGTTGGTAAATAAAATTATATGAAAAAAACAATGTTATTAACAATATTTACTATTTTATCTTGCTCTCCAGTAAAGGAGTATAAAGCTTCATTTGAATGCAATCCAGTTTATGAATATCAAGATTTTTTAATAGAAAAAGTTGATATGTTAGCCAAAGACTGTTATTCAGCAGACGATCTAATAGATATAATATTACAGAAAAAATGATATATTATTTATACCATATTCCAGGTAAAAAGATAGGAGTAACGCGTAATCTTAATACAAGAGTAACCCTTATGCAAGGCTATAAGGAGGGAGAGTATGAGGTTCTTGAACAGTCAGACGATATAAATTATATATCAGACCGTGAAATAGAACTTCAAAAGTCTTATGGCTACAGAAAAGACCGAACATTATATAAAAATCTATTCAAATTAAATATGGAAGTAAACCCAACAGAACAAACAAGTACGTTTCCTGTTCCTATAAATAAACTTAAGGGTAACCTTATAGATAATGTAGGATTAGAATGGGAAACACCAGACTATAAGTTTAAATTAGAAAAAGAACATATACCCTGGATAATGCAAAACGCTAGAACCTCGATGTTTAACGATAATCGAAGCTATATATACAACAAGGCTTTTTATGAAGCCTTTTTTAATCCTGAGCATAACCCTAAAGCTGTTTGGAATCAAAATGAACGATTTGAGCTTATAAGAAAATGGGCAACCGAACGAGGTATTTATGATCAAGGCAATTCACATACACAGTATGTTAAGCTTATGGAAGAAGCTGGTGAATTAGCGGCTGCATTACTTAATGATGATAAGTATGAAATAAAAGACGCTATCGGCGATATGGTTGTTGTATTAACTAATTTAGCTGCATTAGAAGGTATGACAATTGAAGATTGCATTGATTCAGCATATAATGAAATCGCTAATAGAACTGGCGTAATGCACAACGGAACATTTGTTAAAACAGGAATAAAAGAAACACTATGAATAAAAAACAAATAGAATTTAGAGACCCAGTAGTTGAACGTGTTGTTGATAAGTTTGTGTCTAGATCAGATGTAGGTTTTGCAAAGTACGGCGTAACGCTTAACGATGACAAATCAAACTTGTTTGCTTGGATCAATCATCTTCAAGAAGAGCTTATGGATGCAGTGCTATACATGCAAAAACTCAAAGAGTCCAGCACGGAAGAGATGCAAGAAGCATTGTTAAAAAATATTGAAGTTTATGAGGAAACAACCCTATAAAAAAAGAAGCAAGAAGCGGGGTCCTGTTGTAAGCAAAAAAGTTACTTATGATGGCATCAACTTCGCTTCAGGGCTCGAACGCTATATGTATATGGCTTTACAAAAAGCAAAAATAAGATCTAAGTATGAAGGAGAAACTTTTGTTTTACTTAATGGTTTTCATTTTGATAATGAAGTTTATGAAAGACAAGCTAATGGTAAAGGAGATTACAAAAACAGGGGATGCAAACGCATACTTCCTATTAAATACACTCCGGATTTTATTGGTGATGATTTTATAATCGAAACTAAAGGTAGAGCTAACGAAAGTTTTCCGATGCGTTGGAAGTTGTTTAAGCAATTAATTGTAAGACAATTTCCAGGTATAACATTGTACAAACCACAAAATCAAAAAGAATGCGACGAGACAATAAGCATAATCCTTTCGAAGCGAAGAGGATAGCTAGGCAGAAGTATGCTGAGCGCCAAATTGATAAGTTTGTCAAATGGAGCTGGGAAGTACGTGGCAAAATTAAATATAATGAATTAATAGAATTGCAAGAACAATATGGAATAAAATGTTATGGCTAAATTAACTTTATCTTCTTATATAGAAACACCAAAAGTGCGTAGAAAAGGCGTACACGCAAAATCAAAAACAAGTAACAACAAAAACAGCAAAAATTATGTCAAAAAATACAGAGGGCAAGGAAAATAGTCCCGGATGGGCTTTATCTATAGGATTTTATCCTGGAATATTATTTGGGTTTAGATCTTACGAAGAGAAGGAGTTTACAACACATGTGTTTTATCTACCGTTTGTAGATTTAGCATTAGAAATAGATAATTAATGGGACTATTTGATGAGCGCATTGCGTACAAACCTTTTGAATATCCTGAATATTACACGGAAGGTTGGTTAAAACAAGCACAAGCATTTTGGTTACATACTGAAATCTCAATGCAAAGTGATATTAAAGATTGGAACGAAAAATTAAATGATAAAGAAAAGCACTTAGTCGGGAATATACTTCTCGGCTTTGCTCAAACAGAATGTGCAGTATCGGATTACTGGACTCAAAAAGTAGTGGGTTGGTTTCCTAAACATGAGATACAACAAATGGCGATGATGTTTGGATCACAAGAAACTATACATGCGGTTGCATATAGTTATTTAAATGAAACATTAGGACTAGAAAATTATGAAGCATTTTTACACGAGCCTGCAACAGCTGAAAGGTTTGATAACCTTGTTGCTTACAAAGGACATGATCAAGTAGGTATTGCTAAGTCTCTTGCTGTATTTTCTGCTTTCGCTGAAGGGGTTAGTCTTTATTCTGCATTTGCTGTATTATATTCTTTTCAACTAAGAAACTTATTAAAAGGTATTGGTCAACAAATGAAATGGAGCGTTAGAGATGAATCTCTTCACAGTAAAATGGGTTGTAAGTTATTCCGCGATATGTGTAATGAAAACGATCAATTACTACATTTATGTCGAGAAGATATAATAAAAGCCGCGGAAACAATGATTAAACTAGAAACAAAGTATATAGATAAAATGTTTGAAGCTGGCAATGTAAAAGGTATAAAAGCTAATGATCTTAAACATTTTATAAAAAAGAGAGCAAATGAAAAACTGGTTGAACTTGGTTACGTTGACCTTGGCTCGTACTTCGCGTATGACAAAAATGCAGCGTCTAATCTTGATTGGTTCTATCATCTTACCGGCGGGGTCACTCATACTGATTTTTTCGCGGTTCGGCCGACGGACTATTCAAAAGCTGGCGAAGGCGAAGATTTCGAGAACATCTGGTAATTGGATAGGTATAACGCAAGAAGATATAGATGATTTATATAAAAGATAATTTTTTACCTAAAAATTTGTATAATGAATTATTAAATTATAGTGACGAATTTAAACAAGTTAAGACTCCGGGTAAATCTTTTTGGGTAAAAGAATTGCCTGGAGAATTTTCAAGTTATATAACAAAAAGGTTAGAGTCATTAGAAGGTAGAAAAATTAAAAATATATTATGTTTTTTACGTGAAGCAAAGCAGGGACAAGACAACCAATGGCGTATACATAACGACACTATAATAGAAGGACAACAACCAGATAGAGCTGTTGTGCTATACATTAAAAGTAGTGAAGATAAGCTAAGCGGTACGGCTTTTTGGGAGCACGAAAATTATGGTCACACTTATATAAAAACAGAAAAAGAAGAATTTAATCGAATGCTAATAGAGGACGCAAACGATAGATCTAAATGGAAATTAAATTCCGTCGTAGGGTATAAAGATAACAGGCTATTGTCGTATCCATGTGAATACTTCCATAGCAAATACCCAAATGAATATAAAAATCAAAGAATAGTATTAGTAATGTTTTATAAATATGAAGACACAAAAGCAAAGTAGAGTAGATAGTTTAGAAAAAAGAATGGCTGCGACAACAAACGTCCTGCAGCATATGATGAATGAGCTGGCTTATATTAAAGATTTATGCATAGGCACATTAGAAACAATTAAACAAATGCCAGATTATGAGGAAGCAATCCAAAAGCTTAAAGAGAAAGTGGCTGAAAAGCCTAGTGAAGCGAAAGAAACTGACGCCAGTAGAAAGACTGTCAAATAGATTAGGATATATGGGAACGGCATTTATGATGATGTCTCCTCATTTATTACCGGATCAAATTGGAATGGTTACGTATATTATAGCAGGTGTTATATCAATACCTCAAGTGTTTGTAGCAAAACAATGGAACTTAGTAGCAGTTAATTTAAACGTAGCAATAGCCTACATAATATTATATTTATCATAAATGTGGAATGAAAATTGGAAAAAAGGAGAAGATTACCCTTCGTGGGGTAATACGGACGTATACAAGAAGACAATATCCGGGGGATATTTATTTGACGGAGAGTCGCCTAGAGAAGCATACATGCGCGTCAGTAAAACGGTTGCTCGTAGATTATATAAGCCGGAAATGGCAGAGACTTTCTTCGAGTATATTTGGAACGGATGGCTTTGTCTCGCGAGCCCAGTACTATCTAATACCGGCACTGATCGCGGTTTGCCTATTAGCTGTTTTGGTATCGATGTTGCGGATAGTATTCAAGATATAGGACAAAAGAATTTAGAGATGATGCTACTCGCTAAGCACGGCGGTGGAGTTGGTATCGGTATTAATCAAATTAGACCCGCTGGCGCTAAAATTACAGGTAATGGAACATCAGACGGAGTTGTACCTTTCTGCAAAATATATGACTCAACTATCTTGGCAACGAATCAAGGATCAGTTAGACGAGGAGCTGCTTCGGTTAACATCAACATCGAGCACGACGACTTCGAAGAATGGCTTGAGATTAGAGAGCCTAAAGGGGATGTCAACAGACAATCGCTTAATTTACATCAGTGCGCAATTGTTGGTGATAAGTTTATGCGAAAGCTTGAACAAGGAGATGCGGATGCTAGAAATAGATGGAGTAAACTTCTTAGAAAACGAAAAGCAACTGGAGAACCGTACATTATGTTTAAAGGAAATGTTAACAAAGCAAATCCAAAAGCATATAAAGAAAACGGTTTAAAAGTACATATGACAAATATATGTTCAGAAATTACATTACATACAGATGAAAACCACAGCTTTGTTTGCTGTCTATCATCATTAAACTTAGCAAAATATGAAGAATGGAAAAACACTAACCTTATTTATGACGCCACGTGGTTTCTTGACGGTGTTATGGAAGAATTTATTCAAAGGGCGAAGGGATTACGTGGATTCGAGAATTCTATACGATCTGCACAGAAAGGGAGAGCATTGGGACTGGGAGTCCTCGGCTGGCATACTTACTTACAAGAGAAGGGTATTCCTTTCGAAGGTTTATTATCTCAGTTTGAGACTAGGAAAATCTTTTCGCAAATTAAAATTGAAAGCGAAAGAGCTTCCATGGCGCTTGCTGAAACTTATGGTGAGCCTCTGTGGTGTGCTGGCACTGGTTATCGCAACACTCATTTGCGCGCCGTTGCTCCTACTGTCTCTAACAGTAAGCTCTCTGGAAACGTAAGTGCAGGTGTAGAACCTTGGGCTGCCAATGTATTTACAGAACAATCAGCAAAAGGCACTTTTATAAGAAAAAATCCTACGCTTTTAAAGTTATTAAGAAAACTTAAAATAAATAATAATGAAATTTGGAACAAGATTCTCGCGGATGGTGGTAGTGTTCAAGATATACCTGAGCTTGATGGGGTTACTGTTGGGTCACACGAAATCCCTGCGAAAGAAGTATTTAAGACGTTTAAGGAGATTAATCAACTAGAGTTAGTTAATCAAGCTGGA